TTGTAATTTACGTGCACAAATACGCCCTTATGTATTGCTATGCTTCTCGCAACCTTTTTCAGCAAGTCGTTAGGGGTCTCCCGCTTATCATTAATAAACAACTCGTCTTTTCTAAATCGAACCCCTTGCGACCTTGCTTGCTCTCTTCTTTCAATCTCCAATGCAAAACCACGACCATAGATGAAATCAGCAATCACGCCCGAACAAGCACGAGCGGTTGGTGAACCTGCCACCAACTGCTCAATAATTGTTGGGTAGTCGTTATTCTGACCATTAGCCAAATATGGGAAGCCTTTATACTTCTCACTATTTGTCTTTCTCTGCTCTTTCGCTAATTCTATTGCCGTTACCTTTGCCATTGTTAATTATCAATTGCTAATTGTTACTTAATAAGCTCTTCCCAATTCTCAGGATACACTTCGAAGTTCGCAATTCTATTCTTGTTAATTTTCAGATATTTCACCGCGATTTCATCTGTGATGGTGTCGTTGTTAAACAACTTACTACTACCGAAGTCCATTGCCAGCGACCCAATACCTTCACGCAATCTAAATGCGCATTTGTCATTCGCTAATCTGCTAACTTGTTCATTAGCTAACTCTTCTTGTGTGTTTTGACCTTTTTTTGCCATAATAATATTATTTTTAATTCTTAACTTTTCTTTGCCCTCTTCAACGAGCTTATTCCAATACCCTTTCAACTTATTACCACAAGTCGTGCAGGGGTCGTTGTCGTCAAACAAGTAAGCATAAAAGGCGATGAACGTATCTTTGTCATCGCTCACCGCCTTTTCATACCCACCAATGAGCAACTTATTCAATTTCTCATCTGTAATAACCATTTCACCAATTTATTTTGCCACTATGCAGCAAGTTTCTTGTCGAATTTCTTCTTAGTGGTTGCGTAGTCGGTTTCAAGCCATTTCAAAGCCACATTAGGCTCTTTCTGATTTGCAGGAGTCGAAATTGTGAGTTTGAAAGCCCCGCCATTAGTGCGACCCTCTCCCTCTGTCACTTCTAATCCTACAAAGAAGCCCAATACGTCAAAACTGCTCTCACCTTTCGCCTTGTGTTCAATTACTGCAACTAATTGTGCCCCGTTTACAAATTGGTCTATCTGCTCGTACTCCTCAGCACTCTTGCCGTACACGGTAATACCTATTGAGTGTTTGTAACCATTGAAATCATCATCTGAAATCTCTGGTTTAATGCTCTCCGATATGTGTGTTTCTTTGAAATTGTCAAAGAAGTAACCTGTCTTGCTCGCTTTGAGCACAAGTGAACTCATTTTGTTCTTCGAAGCGTCTACTGTGGTTGCTGCGAAGTCTATGTCTGCTCTATTGATGAGCAAGATACGCTTCTCAATACCTTTTACCTTGTCAGTACAGTCAAAGGTCAAATCCTTACTTAACGCATTAATACATTCTGCCATAATCTCTCTTTTAATGTTTAATTGTAATGATAAATGGCTAACTATACATTAACCATTTATCACTAATCATTACTAAATCGCCATTGCTCCGGTGTTACCAATCACACGTTGGAAGTCTGCACGGTAAGAAGCCTTCCAAAATACCTTCTCAATATCGCCA